TTGAATTGGAATCACATAGTCTGCTGGACATGAGCCAATTGCAGTATGTGGCTCTGGATCTGGACAAAACATGACAATCGGTAAATCATCCCATTGTTCAACATTGATTACATTAATCCCTTCGCCTGCGGTACAAACTCTAATTCTTTCGTCTATGCCATCGCCATCTAAGTCATAAAATAAATAATGTTCAACGTATAAAACATTCTTGTTGCCATAACCACCACGATCGGTATAAACATTATCATCATAAGGATTACGAGCTTCCAGTTCGTCATAAACATCAGCGTCTAAAGCCGAGCCTGAACCTGCATATTGTTCCATTTCTTCTCGGTCGTACCCCATAGCCACCAAGTCGCTGACAGTTTTTACCATGCGATGAGCGACATAAGGCGCTTCATAAATATTTCTCGCATTACGAGAAATTAAAACTTCTTCTGGGGGTACGGATTCAATGCAAACTTGATTTTTTTTCTTGACTCGTCTAATCGTAACATCGTAACTGGCAGGGGTTTCTTGCGTAACTTCTTCGCCAGTCGTAGGATCAAGCATCGTCATGGTTTGCATTTCAACTTTCTCTTTGACGATTTCTACATCGGCATCCATAACCAAAGCCATGTACGCTTCTGGTGTTAAGTTGGTGTATTCGTGCGTGGCAGCTGAAATACTGTCATCCCAAAATGCTTTGACAAAGCCAGACTTTCTGACAAGGGCATCTTTGAACGCATCGTAGAGAACTTTAAAACCAGGATTCTTTTCTTGAATAATATAATTTACATAACTGGTTTGTTGTTCAGCAAAAGGTATGTCCTCAACATTACGAGGTACAAACTCAACGACTTTCTTCGTGCCAAAAAACGTACGCATGATTGAGGGCAACATAAATAAAATAGAATCTCGAACATCAGTAGAAATAAACTCCGACTGTAGGGAGCTATTTGCTTCTGGTTCGTTGCCTAAATAATATTCTGTGGCTTCTGCTCGTGACTCACCGATTTGGTCGATGTAGTCTTTGGCATCATCCATTTCGGATTTTAAGATGCTCTGTAATTCTTGCGTGTCGATTACTTCGTCTTGATTTTCTTCTTTAGCTTTATCGTTTTCCATTGATTAACCTATGCGTATAATTTTAGATTTTAAAGGTTGCCTAAAATTATACCCCATAAACGACATACTGCCACTAAAGGAAGCAGCCGAACTTGCCATTGTTAGTGAGAGCGCATCGGCTTTGTCTGGTGATTTGATACCACGCTTTCGCATTTCTTCTTTGCTTTCGAGTTTTATTTTTCCAGATGAGGTATATTTGTAGATAGGCGCAGCTAATTCAGAAACAAGCTCATCATCATTAGGAAGTCTGCAATCACGCTGCGCCAACCAATCTTTTATCCCAAACCACAACTCAGCTCGCAGATTCAAATAATTTTTTTTCGTAGCTGGCGCTTCGGCAACATTGATCCCACGCACAGGCAAGTTCTGTTCGGCTAGTCTATCGACTACGCCAGAACCCAAACCAATGACATCAATCAAGATTTCTTGTGGGCGTTCTAAAGCGGTGCAATCATCGTATTTGTTTTTTACTGCACCGCATAACTGCATCAAGTCCATAGATTGAAAAGATTTCATTTCTAAAACTGTATTACCTTGACGTACGCAGAGGGCAGAATTATCGCCACCATAACGAGCAACGTCTAATCCCCAGATAATCGGTGCGCTTGCGGATAAAGCTACGTCACGATCTATAGCTGCTTTGATTAACTCCATTGGAATTACTGTGTCATCGTCAGCACGAGGGAATTCGCCCAGTACTTCCACTCGTGCGACTGTTGAATCTTCGCCATATTGTTCGAGCATTTGTTGGAATAACTCTTTATCTGTGCCTTCGACCGAGCGTGAGTCGATTTGTTCTTGATTCCAGTAAGAGCGTTTGCTGTGAAAAGAGTCGTAAAATGGGCCAGTATTTCTTCTAGGGTTAGAAAACGTAAACCAATACCTATCGGCTGTGGGTTCGGAGAAAAACCCCTCAGAAACGCTGTAAATCGGTGCTGGGATACCTGACGCTTCATCCATAATCAAACAAACCCCATAACTTGAGTGAATTCCAGCAAATGCGTCTGGGTTTTCTTCGCTCCAAAGCTGCGCTTGTGCGTAGTAATAGCCAGTATCTATCTTTAAATCACGCACCAACGCTTCTTCAAACCATTGTGCAGGTCTGATAGTCGTAGCGGTTTTGTTAAACCAATGTGAATTTATGGCTAAAGTTAGCCATTTTCCTAATTCTGCCCAAGTTCTTGAGCGTAATTGCTGTTCGGTGTTTGCTGTTACGATTATAGTTGAGCCTAAGCGTGTCGAAAGCATCCAAAGTATTAACCAAGACACCAAAGCGGATTTTCCAATACCACGACCACTAGCTACAGCCAGACGGAACATTTCTGGTAAATCTACGCTTTGATTTCTTTGTATGTGTATTCCAATATCTCGCAAAATTTTTTCTTGCCACTTACGAGGGCCAGTAAAGTTTTCGAGGGGGGTGCCTTCTTTTCCCCACTCAAAGACGAATTTCACAAAGTTTAGTGGATCATCTTTGATATTCATTGACCATAGTTCGGTCATTAGTTCTTTTTCTGCTTCTACACCATATTTCATAAAATTAAAAAAAAATTAGTTCATTAGTTATATATATAACGCTACCACGCCACGAACGAAAGGGGGGTTCTTGCGATTTGGTCGAGCGATGAAGCGGAGAAAAAGAAACTTCATCGCTCTTATGATTCTGTCTTACTTTTGGAAGGAGAGAGAGAGCCAGAATCGTTATTTTTATCTGTGCCTTTGTTATCTAAGAAGGTGATCTCCCCTTTATCTATTGACTCATCAAGGCGTTTAGCAGCTTGACTTCCACCTGGTATGCGCTCACGCGCGGAATTGATAACGTGACTTAAATTTATCGTGTGATTGGTTTCTAAAATGTTTCTGTCTTTCCAGTTATCTGGATCTCGGTTCTTTAAGAACCAGATGATAGATGTTTCTTTACCTTCTATAGCATTATCGAATAATTTAGAGCTTACTTGCGCTATTGCTTTCGCTCTCCCTTTTTCTAGTGCTTGCTTTATGCTTTTTATATGTTTCTTTCTTGTAAGCGTTGAGGGATTAATCCCTAAACTAGCGCATATTTGACGTTCATTTAAACCCATTCCAGCTAAACGCTCTATTTCATTATGATCTAAATTAATTGCTTTTCTTCCTGGTTTTTTCTTTGCTTCCATAAGGTATTTTAATCTTTTTATGTCATTTATTCACTAAATAGCTTATTTATTACTTACATATAAAGTGTAAATAAATGATGTTTAGGTGTTGCAAATGATATTCAATCTGGTAGTATGAACATATTGATTAACTAATTAAAGGAGAATTATCAATGACAAAACCAATAGTAAATATAGATAAAGATGACAGTCTTGTATCTATCAACATAATAGAGCCAAAAGGAGAGAGAAAAATTAAATATATCTCTACTACTAAAACATGGCATGACGAAGTAAATGGAAATACTTATTTTTCAAGTCGTGTTGAAGATGTAGAAAGAGATGTTACTTATGTCTTCCCTTTTCAATATGGTTATGGCGACCAATCAGAATATGTAGTTAAAAAAGCACTAGGTATTAAAGATAAAATAGGAGAGAAATCTATTATTAAATTTATCAAGATTGAAAACTGTTTAGAGGAAGAAGTAGAACAGCATGGACAAGGTAACGAAGAAAATTACTTTTCTGAGTTAGGTTATTACTATCAAGATTAATTAGGAGAAAACAAAATGAGCAAAAATATATTTAAACACCACCAGAAACAAATAAAGAAACAAAATAAAAAATACCCTTTAATGGAGTATTTTTTAACCGATAAACCAATAGACGAATGTTCTGACGAATGTCAAAGACAAGTCAAAGAGTTACTAGAGGAGAAATAACCATGAAAAACGATAACCAATTAGAAATTTATACTGTTCCTAAGTATGAAGGTAATGCTTATATATTAAAAACCATAGATGGATATTATGACACTTTATGGACAGCACCATTATTTAAAAATGAAACTGTAGATAATTCGCAATGGTCGATAGTTGAAGATGAACAAATAACAAATGATGTTCTTGATAGTAGCGAAAGAACTATTATTGATGAAATTGCAGTTGGAGAATTTGTTAAATTACTAGAAGAGAAATAACCATGAACAAAGATTATTTAGACAGTCTTAGCAAAGATCAATTAGAAACTCGCATATACGATCTCGAAAATGAGTTGAACCAAGAGTTTCATTTGCACCGCATTATGACTATAAAAACCGCTATGAAGCTACAGAACGAAGTCGCTTATTGCAAAGCGTTACTTGAGAACTTCAACCCAGTTGAGAATGAATTCGACAGAGAAATCAGACTCAACCCAAACTTTAACCAAAGGGAGAAATAATGAGTAAAAAAACTAAAAAAATGTTTGAAGAAAAACTAAAAGATAAATTAAAAAAAGAAGGCATCAACGAAGATTGGATGAAAAAACATTTAGTCATTCTTTCTGATGATGAGGATTAGTATGAGTAACGAACATAACGAAAATTTACTGCATAAATACTTTGAGGAAGGATTAGCCAAAGGATTAACCGAAAAACAGGCCATCGACTATGCAAACAATATATTTTTTTCAAAAGGAGAGTAATTATGAGTAAATCAGATGTAATCCAATGGCTAGGTAATAGAGGTTATGATCTAATCGAGTCTGATATTATCAAATGCAAAAGATTAGGAACTTATTTATTTGTTTTACAAAAAGAATATCCGAAGGAAATAGAACTGTATGATAGAACCGATATACACGGAGAATGTATTGATTCTTTTCCAATAGAAACTTTTAAATGGAATAAAGACTATATGAGAAAACTTATTACTGGAGAAATATAACCATGAATAAAGAACTATATTTTAAAAGACGTGCGAACTTAAAGACTGCTATACGAAAGTCTAAGTCTTTAGAATTCAAGAAAATTTGGGTATCAAAAACCATAGAACTTGATAAAATGTACCGCAGTTAAAGAATTAGAAGCAGCGGCAATACCCCCTAGATAATTCTCCCTTTGTCGCTGCTTCGCTAAACCATGCAAAGATCTAAAACTCAAACCCCACGACCAATACCAGTAAAAAAGAAAACTTCACAATCCAGGAAGAAAAGAATTAAATCTTCCTCACTCAACAAGAACCAAAGAAGGCAACGAGGAAAGAACCTTAAACTAAGTGGTCGCTAAGCAGCTTACCCAAACCCACTAACAAAATATGCTTACGCTTACGCGAATGTTGCGGTAAGCGTTTCATCCCCTTACGCTCTCGCCCTTCCTCAACAATCCAAATAATATCTTTATCCACCAACGCATAAACGCTTTTGCTCACGCTCACGCGCGATAACCCTAACATCTTCCCCACGTACGCATAAGCATCACGCATACTCATACTCTCATAACGCATCCGCTCACAAATTGCCCAAAGCACGAGCTTACTCGAACTATTAAGATCTTTTCTCGCTACGTTCTCACGATACCAATACCACACCACACGCTTAAACTTGCTCACATCTCGATACTTCATCGCTAACGTAAAACTAATTTCCGCACTCGCGCGATCGCTACTCTCCGCACTCGAATTTATCCACCAAAAATCTTTATTCATTCTTACTCTCAAAAAGAGGGAATCGCCTTAGCGATTCCTCTCTTAAACATGTAAACATGTATGGATATGGGATAACACGTATTATCCTTCGCGGATAACATGGGTTTCTTAGGTCGATAACCCATATTATCCGCCAAGTATCTCCAAATCGGTAAATAATCCGCCTTGATCTTGTATTCTTTGCTTGGCAATTTCAATATATTCTGCGTTCAATTCGATTAAAACTGCCTTACGATTATGATTACTAGCGACAATGCCTGTCGTACCACTACCGCCAAAAGGATCTAAAACTGTGCCATTTTCTGGACAACCAGCTAAGACACATGGCTCAATTAAATCCATTGGAAAAGTTGCAAAGTGTGCGCCTTTAAATGGTTTAGTCGTGACTGTCCAGACTGAGCGTTTATTTCTTTTTTTTGAACCCCATACCCTTTCTCCATCACTAAACCTTTTTCCTTTAGTATAGTCTGCTTGGTAACCTTCTCCCATTTTGTTTCTAAGAGCTGGTTCAGTTTTCGCATCTTCCTTTATCGCTTCATTATCAAAATAATATTTAGGACTCTTACTCAATAAAAATATGTATTCATGTGCTTTAGTACAACGATCTTTTACACTCTCTGGCATTGGATTAGGCTTGTGCCAGATAATATCTTGTCGTAAATACCAACCATCTTGTTGCAAAGCAAACGCCACTCGCCAGGGAATACCGATTAAATCTTTTGGTTTTATGCCTTTACTTGGTTTTGGTCTTGTCACTCCATAATCTTTATCTCCTCGTAAAGATTGATTAGTTGTTGTAGTTCTGCCACCGCTTGAATAACTATCTCCCAAGTTAAGCCAAACTGTGCCATCATCTCGCAAAACTCGTTTTACTTCTCTGAATACTTGAACTAAGTTTTCAACAAATTCTTCTGGGGTATCTTCCATGCCAAGTTGTTTGTCCTCGTCATAATCTCTCAAACCCCAATAAGGTGGACTGGTAATACAGGTATTAATTGATTGGTCTGGTAATTCTTTAAGTTTATCTAAGCAATTACCTTGTAGTATCTTTATCATTTCTTTTCTCCTTCTTTTTACCAAAGATTCTCTCGAATTCTTTGTCAAATTTCTTTTTATTTACAGGTCTGGGCCAGTCGCCTTTACTCATTTTTTTCTCCTAATCGTGACAAAAACAATCCATATCATCATCTGAAAATAAATCATCTTGTATATTTATAGTTTTAATTAAATTTCTGTAATTTGGCCTATCTTGTCTAAAGACAGTATTAAATCTTTCTTCTGTTCTAGCCCACCACTCGGCTTTTTCTGGTTTTTCTTGTATTAATGAATGAACTTTTTTTGCACTTTTAAGAAAACATAAATCGCAATTTCCATGTGGAGTTTCGTTATTTATAATCGGCAAATTCAAATCAAAACTTTGAGATCTCCAAAAATTATTTACATCATATTTAGTAACTTTTGCATCATACATTGGCATTGATCTAAACCTGTTTCTTGTAGCTTCTTGTCTTTGTCTAGCAACTCTTCTTGGCTCGTCATACCTAAGACCTAAAACAGTATCATATTGTTTATGTCCCTTTTCCAAAATAAAATGTCGCATCAATTCTATTTTTAGAAATTTAGTACAGCTTCTAGCGACTGGATTAGGTAATGGATTGCCTTTTAAACCTTTGTCTAATCTTTTTTGATAAGCGGTATCTAAAAAATCATCAAATGGCTCACCATTTCTACTTGCAGTTTTATAATCAACTTGCTTGTAATAATGCTTGCCTTGTTTATTAGCATATTCAAGCCAAACTATATCAATATTCCAATTTTCTTGACAATCTTTGACAAAGTCTAAAGTTTCATCACATTCTTTACCTGTGTTTGAAAAAGTTACATAAACATCCTTTGGCAAAGTACCTTCATGCGCATCAATAATATGCTTCAACATATAGCCAGAAGTACGACCACCACTAAAACTAATTAAAGCAGGCCCTTCTATTTTGTATGGATTAATTATCTTCTTTCTCCTTTTTCTTAGGATACGCTTTCCACAACGCTTCGTTATATTCTTTCTCCGCCTTGCGATTCTTTTTCTTTCTTCTTCTGATAAAACTCATAACTTAACCGCCAGGATTGTCAAAATAGAAATTAAAAGTATGTTGCTCATTAGCAGTAATAAACCTAATAATGTGTGATACCAAATCCAACGAGTAGCATAAGCGTTTTTTATAGATAAATCGTTTGGATCGTATTCTTCTTTTTCCATATTAATCCCAGTTTATATTACTTTTTATATCTTCTATCGGCTCAAGTACGACATCTTTTCTAAACAAAGTCTTAACCGAATAATCTATTTCACTATTTGACTTGACCATACTTGCTCTCACAACCCTTGTTCTATCAAATTCTACGCCATTTTGTAAACACAAACGCTCTGCTTCTTCTTCCGAACTTAGATAGAGTGCAATGGCATACCTATGTCCATCGATTAAGCTGCTGGCGCCCCTGATCGACTGCCTCGCCTCAAGGTTATTTTCTGAGCCAGTTATAGCTGATTTATTCATATGGTGTATTGATAAAACTGTAGCACCTAATCTTGCAGATATACTGGCACAAAAACTCGCATACATCTGCCCAGCTTCATTAGAACTACTGATACTCGCACTTACGAAACTTTGTACTGGATCAATTACCACTAGCTTTAAATTATCTATGCTTTCCAAAGCAGTAATTAATTCTTCGCCTTGTGTGGTAATGTGTAAACCTTGAGAACTGGTATCGCCTAAAACAATCAATCTTTCTTTCATACTAGGTATTGGCAAAGCATAGACTTCGTTTAGACCTTCAAACCTTTTGCCTTCTTTATCCAATGAATCTACTCGTCTATGCAATTCTTGAGCATCATCTTCCGCACTTAAATAAACTGCGCTACCAGAACTTACAATCGGATTGCCTAACCAAGAGCCAGAGCCATGAGCAACTTTTAAGCACAAGTCCAATGCCAACATGGATTTACCTATGCCACCAATACTTGCCATGATTCCTGGTTTGCCAAGCTCAATGAAATTTTCTACTAACCATTCTCTTTTTGGTATCTCGCCTTTTAGAAACTTGATATTGAATTGTTTCAAAGGCAAACCTCGATCTAATATTTCATTTCTGACAACATCCAAGCCTTGCTCTTGATGTAAGTCGTTGAAGTCGCCAACAATGGAAGGCAATCTAACAACTGTATTGTTAATGGCTGACGTAATTTCCTCTGCTTTCTTCTGACCAACAGAGTTTGAATCGTTATCAAAGCAAATGATAAACCTAGCTTTAGTTAGCTTTCTTAAATTAGTAAGAGCAGTAAGACCAAAGTTCGCTGAAAATACGCAAACAACTGGTAAGTTCGTTGCTTCAAATACTGAGTATGCTGTTGCTATTCCTTCAACAACTAAGACTTGATCTAAGTCTTGCCACTCTGACCAACTAAAACCAACAATATGCACACTACCTTTGACTTCACTTGCACTAACAAATCTTTTCTCGCCCTTCTTATCTATGTATTGCAGCGACCTAATCTCAGGCTTGACATTGGTTGTAGAATATAAAGGAACAACAAGAGAATCTCTTATTGTTTTTAACCCATAATTTTTAATTTTTTTATCTTCGAGGTATTTGTGACCAACGCAGTCAATTCCATTTTTAAATCTTGCTTGGCAATCTTGAGCTACTTCATCTTGCCTTATTTTTCTTTCTTTTTTCTGCCTTTCTATGTTGTCTTGAACAATGGCTTTTAATTCGTTTTGCTCTCGTAAAGAAAGTTTATTTATATCGGTGTTTGACCATTTCTTTTGCTCGCCTGTACGCCAGTTGCCATAAGTAATATTGATGTAATTGTTATTCTCGTTATAGACATACCAACCAGACTTTTCATTACTCTTATCAGGCCTTGTAGTCGCACTTGCTTTGACCATACATCTGATAACTTCTCCAGACGTATCTATAAAACTTACTGCTAAACCATCGTCATTCATTTGGTTAATGGCATCAGAAATATCTTTGCCACTTCCAAAATGTAATTCTTTGTCTAATACTAAACCATTCTCATAAAATTTAGTCAGATCCATTATCGTTACCTAGCTCGGATTCAAAATCCAAGTAATTTAAAATTATTGTATTGAAAAAAGAATCTCTTTGTTCGTTAGACCATTTGTGTAGCTCAAAGCTACCAGTCTGTTTTGCAATCTCTAAGTATTTTTCTTTGGATTGCTTACGAGCATATTGAACACCAAGACTATTGGTATAAGTTTTTCTCGCTAATTTTTCTCCTTTTTCAATTCTCTCCTTTATTCTCTCTAAATGCTCCATTGAGCAACTACCATAATAAACATCATTATGTTTGTAAAGAAACCCTTGTGCAGGGAGTCCACACTCCCCACACAACGAACTTTTCTTCATCTAAAAAGGGATTTCTTCGCTGTCTAAAGGATCAACCTCTACTGGCTTTGCTTCAGCTACATCTTCTTTTGGAAGAATAGATTTGCTTTGCTCTGCCTTACCAAAACCCTTGCCATATTGACTATCAATTTCTGGATAACCATTGTCATTAATTTTTACCATAGCAGTAAAATTAATTCCTTTAAGTTCCTCAGTATTTTTTAGAGAAGTCAAGCCACAGGCACTAGCTAAAGCTGACAACTCAGTTCTGCCAATCTCTACCGATTTAGGAGAGTTTGAATTAGCAACTGTGAATAAACCAGACACCAATCTGCCACCGAACTTTTCACATTGAATAGAAAATGTCATTCTAATTCCTACCCAACCGCTATCATTACGCATTTCTTGTTCATCGAC